CGAGTGAGTGAAACGAACGAGGGCTTGGAGTGCGAGCTATAACCTCGTAAAAAATAACATAAATTTGTGAAGCCTATCTTATATAAGTAATGCTGATAAAAACCCCCATAGGGGGTCAGAATATCTTATCATTCCCCGCTCGCTTCGCTCGCTCCCCGTCAATACGCATTTGTACTGTACAATAATGTATGATTATGTATCACATTGTGGCGGAGCGAGCGCGTAGCGCGAGCGGATTAAATGTTTACGATACGAATACGTATCAATATTATTTATTGATAATGATAATGATTCTCAAAACATCTGTTTGGGCTTCACTTAGTGGCACGGATACGTAACGTATACGTAACGGTTACGTGTTAACGCCAGTAAGCAGACTGTCTACTACCCATTGACTTATGGTATGAGCTGTGCCATACTATGTACATCACCGGAGGCGAACGCCTTCGGCATTCACAACGGAGAGAGTATGCGACTCAAAGACACAACGTTCATTTTAGGTGATAAGCCTATGCGTGAGTTGTTATGGTGTAACAAAGTACCAAAGGGTAAGCGTAACAAACCGAGTAAGATTAACGGTGTTCAGCATCATGAAATCAGTGGGAGTGTAGAACACACGTACTATCAGCCACTCAACTAACTGTCCACCATCGCTTGACTTTCCCGCCAATCTCTGCCATACTAACAGTATGAACAAAACCACCACGCTCCTTCCCTTCATCCTTCTGTCATCCATCATTGGTGATAACGATTCTCATTATGTTGCTCAGCTCTTCTCTTGTGGCATTGTTCCAATCGTTAAGCTGTCCACTACCGCTTGACTTCCTCTCCTTCATCTGCTATCATTAATACATGCAAACACTTCCAACTGACTACTCACACCAACAGCTTGTCGATGCATTGCAAGCTGAGTACATCCAACTCATGCATGATGTTGAGCCTACTGACGATGACTTCACATTAGATGAGCATCTTGACTATCTCAATGCTATGACACACGCTGAGCTTATTGTTGAGACTGGTACAGACGATGAGAATCCTTTGTCAGAGTTTATGTACGCTTACTCTTGATATTTACTCTGAGGCTTATTGCCTCTCAGTAGATTTCATATCTACATCATTCACCTTTATTTCACATACACATGCTTACCTATCAATCATCTTCATTCATCAGTTACATCCGCACAGATGTACTTCGCGGCTCGTGTGATGTACAGTTTAAAGATGGTAAGTTCTACACCTATTATAATGTATCACGTCGTGCATTGCTTAACCTTGAGTTCAATAAGTCTATGTCTCTTGGTTTCTGGTTCAACCGTAACTGTGTGAACAGTAACGCTACTCATTCACTTGTGTTTGACGTTAACAAAGTCTACACATTTGCTACTGTCTGAGTTTAACTCCTTTTCACCTATTCATTCACCTAATTATCACCATCATGTTTTTCAAGCCTAACACCATCGAGTCTTCAACTGTTCGTAACATTCTTTTGAACCCATCTACTAATCAAGTGATGGTACAATTCAAGAACAATGCTAAGACTTATCTTTATGAGAATGTTGCTTACGATGCTATCGTTGATGTCTTTTTGAGTGAGGGTGAGCAGTCTTTTGGTAAGTTTGTCAATGCATACTGCAAAGGCAATCTGACTACTGTCGTCGGCTGATTTATTGTCTTTAATCAAAAATTACATTCACAACACTATGACTACTGCTACTTTGACTGATATGCAACAACGCATAAGCGAGTTGTTTGACATCGACAACATTGCTAAAGTTGACACCATCATCAAAGAATTAGAGGGCTATGGTATTGAGTCTGAAGAGCAGCTAGATGATGCCTACAGTGGGTGTTATCGTGACGAAGCTACATTCTGTGAGGACTTACTATGTGAGTGCTACAGTGAGGCAATCGATGCGATGCCAGTATTCTTGCAGACTGCAATCGATTGGGAAATGGTATGGCATCAATCAATGCAATGTGATTACTTTGCAATCTATCATGATTGCGAATACTATTTCTTCAATCGTAACTTTTAGTGTTAGTTATTACTAACTCACTGTGGTTTGTTTACAAACAACCCTGATTAATTATTATTATTAACTAATCGTAATCCCTCAGTATTACTAATACAAATACTGGGGGAATTTCAGATACACAACACATTCATCAAGGACGCAGTTTTGCCAACTGAAACTACAATCATTCTAGCTGTTGTCGGCATGTTAGGCTTATTTGCCACGGCTACAGTGTATCAACGATCCAATCGCATCACGTCACGATACTACGGTAAGAAATGATTGAACAATACATTGATGTTATCCGTGATGACATCTACAGATTGTTTTGTAAACGAGGTAGAGCATCTGATGCTGAATACCTTCTAATTCTCAAACGATTAGACATTCTAAAGAAAGAGGTAACCAATGACACCTGAGACACGTCCGCAAGCGCCTACAGCAGGCTTTCAAACCCTTTGGGTACAAAGACAACTAAAGAAGCTTAAAGAGCGTACAGAGGCTCTTAAAGCACAGTACATCAAACCCACCGATATTCTATGATTGCCATGAGAAAAGAATCAGAACGTCCAAAGACTTGGCGTTACACTACAACACTAGATGATCAGGTGCGGTTCTTACTTGCACCCAATTTAGAGCGTGCTGCATGGGCTGCTGCTGAATTGTCCGGTGGATCATGTAACGTAAAGAACATTATTTTAGATGATTATGAGTGGTAAGAAACCTTATCTACCGAACAACTGGCAACAATGGAAAGAAGTTCCCGATGAATTTCTATATGCTCCAACATTTGAAGAGTTTGCTGATTGGAAGCTAAGTGGCTGGGAATTACCTAGTTCAATATGTTGTATCATCCGAGAGACAACAGCTAAAGGTAAGATCAGAGAGCACATCTATCAAAAGAAACATGCTGCTGAGAATAAGATCCAAAAACTAATGAAGAGCGGCAACGAATTTGTTGTCTGCACTGAAGACGAACTACACTCTATTTCACCTAAAACAAATGAGCCTGATTACGATTGACCAGTTTGAAGAATTTAGTGAGGATTATCCTGAGCTAGCACAATGCTACACATTCATCAAGGACGCAGTACCGGAGGACTTATTTGCCGACACCAGCACAGATAGACGAACAGATCCAGCTTGAGCGTGATGCTATTTCACAAGGACTCAAGCGATTACATAAGAACACCTACGACTTAGAAAGTAAATCGTATGCGTCTGCTACTGTATACGGAGCTGCTTCTATCGATACCTTGTTGCCTCTTGTGGTTGCACGTATTGAATACACTACAGCTAGACTAACTAAAGGTCAAGCTGGTAAAGCATTCAAAGAAATACAACAATATCTTGCTGATGTTGAACCTCTTGCTGCTGCTGCATTAGCTGTTAAACTAACGTTTGATAAAGTCTTTTCATATAAAGACAAAAGTAATCAAACAGTAAATGTGTGTGATGCTATCGGTCTTGCTGTAGAACAAGAATGCCAGATGCGTCACTACGAAAAACATGCACCAGGCTTACTACATGTATTAAAAGAAAACTATTGGCACCGTTCAATTGGTACACAACAAAAAATAGTTGTGATCCGTACTTTAATGAATCGCTATGAAGTCAAACAATGGGACACATGGGGCAGAGCTAATCGCATTAAACTTGGAGGTTGGTTACTTGACTGCATCATGCAAAGCAGCGGGTGGTTCACAAAAGACATGCAACAAGAAGGACGCAAACGTGTCCACTATGTTGTACCGACTCCAGAATTTCTTGAGATCAAAGACGCAGTAATGCGTGATGCTGAGTTATTCAGCCCACTTGCATGGCCAATGCTCATTGAACCTAATGACTGGACACATGAAAAATGTGGCGGTTACATATTAAATGAGGTAATGCGTGGTCATGATATGGTGCGTCGCGGTAACCCCACATGTATACAGGGAGAGAGACCTATTGAGTTCTTGAACCGAATTCAGAAGGTTGCTTACCGTCTAAACCCCTTTACTGTGGGTGTAGCGGAAGAACTAGATAGATTGGAACGAGCTGTCGGTAAGTTTCTCCCTATTATTCATCATGACTTACCTCCTAAACCTGTAGATATAGAAACTAATAAAGAAGCTCGTCATAATTATAATAGACAAGCTGCTGAAGTTTACAATCTACAAGCTCAAGAGTTTAAGAAGTCATGTAGAACAAGAATGACAATGGAAGCTGTACAAAGATTTAAGAGTAAAGATAAGTTCTTTATTCCTTGGTCTTTTGATTATAGAGGTAGAGCTTACCCAATTCCTGCATTCTTAACACCACAAGATACAGACTTTGGAAAAAGTTTATTGTCTTTTGCTGAATCAGCTTACATGACTCCTGAAGCTGAAGACTGGTTAGCATTTCAAGTAGCTACTACTTATGGTCTAGATAAAGCTACTATGCAAGATAGATTAGATTGGGTAAAGAATAATACTCATCTTATAACTTGTGTCGCTAGTGATCCTATCTTACACATTCACGAATGGGAGGCAGCAGATGAGCCATGGCAATTCCTTGCAGCATGTGATCAGTATTATCATTGTGTGCTTAAGTGTGATCGTCATTTTACAAGCTTGCCTATAGCTACAGATGCTACTTGTAGCGGGTTACAGATATTAGCAGGTCTTGCTAAAGATAAGAATACTGCTAGTTTAGTTAACGTATTACCGTCTGATAAACCACAGGATGCTTATGCTGTCGTAGCTAAAACTGCTATTCCTTTCTGCCCTAGTTCTATTCGTAATCATATGGATAGAAAGGTAGTCAAACGTGTCGTAATGACTGTTCCTTACAATGCCAAACCTTTCTCTAATCGTGGATATATCAAAGACGCATTACTTGAAAAAGGTATTGAGATTGATAAAGATGACTTGACAAAAACTGTCATCGCTGTTAGAAATGCTATGGATGAGGTCGTACCTGGTCCCATGGCTGTCATGACTTGGATTGAAGAGGAGGTTGCTAAAGCAATTGACTTGGGTAAAACAGAACTAACATGGTCTACACCATCAGGTTTTGTTGTCACTCAAAAGCTCATGAAAAAAGAAACAATTCAATTAGAATTGCAGTTGCTTGGTCGTTGTAAGTTAACCGTTGCTACACAAGATAGTGACAAGGTTGACAAACAACATCACAAGAACGCAACAGCACCAAACTTAATACATTCACTCGATGCTTCCTTGCTTCACTTCAGCGCATTGGCTTTCAATGCACCGATCGCTCTTATTCATGATTCTGTATTGTGTCGTGCTACCGACATGTCTTCTCTCAGTGCAATTGTACGAGAGACATATATGCACCTCTTTGCCGAACACAATTACTTGCAAGACTTCGCTGACCAGATAGGCGCGGAGACTGACCCACCGATTATTGGAGATCTAGAACCTAGCTCCGTAATTGATTCCACTTATTTTTTCTGCTAATGCCACGTACAATTCACAAAACTGCACAACCTGTTGTCCTTGAAGGATATCAAGCTGTACTGAAACCAAGCAAATTTGGTTATTCACTTGCTGCTCTAGTTGATCAATCAATGGTTGATGCACTAGAAGATGATAGAGTTGAGTCCATTAAGTGGGCTGAGTCTAAACTAAAGAATCCTAAGCGTTCTACCCTTAAGCCTGAACCTTGGGAAGAAGTCACTGAAGGACAATATAAAGTAAAGTTCTCTTGGAATGAAGAATCTCGTCCACCTGTTGTCGATACTGAAGGGACAATTATTTCTGATGACAATACACCTATGTATGCTGGCAGTCGTGTTAAGCTTGCGTTCTATCAGAAGCCATATATTCTCCGTGATGGGGTTACGTATGGCACAAGCCTTAAATTGGTTGGTGTACAACTGGTGTCTCTCAATACAGCAGCTGGTGTAGATACCGGTGATATGTCTGCAGAAAATGTTGCAGCACTCTTTGGTAAGACTGAAGGGTTCAAGGCTAGTGAGCCGAATGTAACGCCTACTGAAACTGAAACAGAGGATGACTTCTAAATGGCATTCCGATCAGGACTTGAAGAACGAGTAGCTGATCTTATGTGTGAGTTGGGTGTTAAGTATGAATACGAATCTACTAAGGTTCCATACATCATCCAACATATCTACACTCCTGATTTTTTATTACCCAACGGGATATATTTAGAATGTAAAGGATATTGGGAGCCTGAAGATAGACGTAAGATCAAGAATGTAAAAGAACAACACCCTGAACTTGATTTGCGTATGGTCTTTCAATCACCTTACAATAAAATTAGTAAAGGATCAAAGACTACATACGCTAAATGGTGTGACAAACATAACATACCGTGGACATCATTCCACAATATCCCAATCGACTGGTTCCTCTGAGTTTGTAAGACATGCACCATGTAATAGTTGTGGCTCATCTGATGGCAATAGTATTTATACAGATGGCCATGGCTATTGTTTTGTATGCCATACTTACACTGATGGACAAGAAATAACAACACACATTCACACTAACTCTATTGTGCAGATCAAAGGCTCAGCCGAACGGCTGCAGAAACGCAAGATCAGTCAGAAGACTTGTGAGAAATTTAAAGTGTATCGTGATGGGGACAAGCTAAGGTTTTACTATCATGATCCATCTGGCATTGTAAAAGGTGCTAAGATAAAAACCAAGGACAAACAATTTACTTATGAAGGAGAATCACCTGGTACATTCTTTGGTCAACATTTATGGGGTAGCAGTGGTAAACGCATAATCATCACAGAAGGTGAGCTAGATTGTGTGTCTTATGCAGAACTATACCCAACTTGGCCTGTAGTATCATTACCTAGTGGTGCAGCAGGAGCTAAGAAAGCAGTCCAAAAAAACCTAGAGTTTCTTCAAGGTTACAGTGAAATCGTACTTTGGTTCGATGCAGATGAAGCCGGTCAGAAGGCTGCTGAAGAGGCTGCTAGTGTATTACCACCTGGTAAGGCTTACATCGCCCGTCTAGAGGCTTACAAAGACCTTTCAGACGCACTCCAAGCTAACGATAACAAGGCTATCGATGATGCATTCTTTAAACGTAAGGAATTCAGACCTGATGGTATTGTAGATGCTAGATCTTTACTTGAATTAGTTACAACACCACAACCACCAGCTGATTATGACTATCCATTTCAAGGACTTCAATCAAAGCTTCACGGGATTCGGCGCGGAGAACTTGTCACAATTACTTCAGGATCGGGCCAAGGAAAGTCGTCCGTCTGTCGAGACTTGGCTGCTCACTTGTTATCGAACGGAGAACGGGTTGGATACTTGGCACTTGAAGAGTCAAACCGCCGTACAGCTTTAGGTTTGATGTCTGCTTCTGTAGGTAAAAACCTAGCACTAGGAGAACATACTCATGACGAACTTACAAAAGCGTTTGACTCTAGTATTAATCAATGGAACCTTTATCTTTTCGATGGCTTTGGTAGTTTTGATCCTGATATTATTTATAACAGGATTGAATACCTAGCCTCAGGACTTGATTGTAAGATTATCTTTCTTGATCACCTATCCATTCTTATGAGTGGTCTTGATGGAGATGAAAGACGGATGATAGACCAAACAATGACACGCTTACGTTCACTTGTTGAGCGCACTGGCATATCATTATTTTTAGTATCACATTTAAAACGGGGATCATCCGATCAAAACCATGAAGAAGGTGCACGTGTTACACTCGGACAACTTAGAGGAAGTGCGGCAATCGCTCAGCTTAGCGATGCAGTTATTGGACTCGAAAGAAATCAACAGAGTGAAGCTAAACACTCTGATACAACTGTTAGAGTTCTCAAGAATCGCTACTCTGGGGAAACAGGCATTGCTTGCCGATTAAACTATAACCTATCCACTTGTAAATTCAATGAAACTACAGAACCAGCAGCGTTTGACATCACAACAGATTTCTAAACCTAACCCTCCTAGTGCAGAGGCAATTAAACGTGCACAATTTGTAGACAAAACTTACCACTGGAATAATGCTGATCTTCGATCTGGAGACAAACGGACTTCTAAATGATGCCACCAAGATCCACTGTCTTTGTATCTACGACACTGACACTGAAAAAACAATGGTCTTTAATGATCAATCGTTTACGTCAGCTACAGAGAGACCAGCGTCGGAACCTATCGTCCGCGGTATCCAATACCTCGAAGACGCTAATTATATTGTCGGTCATAACATTATTAATTATGACCTTAGTATCATCAATAAGTTTTATCCATGGTTTAGACGTATTGGTGATTGCTTGGACACTCTTTTGCTTAGCCGTCTTTATCACCCGAACTTGATAGAGATTGACAAACAAAAGACTTGGAATGGTATGCCACTCAAATTGTACGGATCACATTCACTAGCTGCTTGGGGTTATCGCCTCAACGAAGCTAAAGGTGATTATTGCAAAGATGCGGATTGGCAAGAATGGTCTCCAGAAATGGAAGACTACATGATACAAGATGTTATTGTTACAAGAAAACTTTGGACACACTTCCAACCATACCTGAATGGATCACGCTAGAACATGAGTCAGCAGAAATCCTCACACAACAAGAATTACATGGATGGTACTTTGATGAACGCGCTGCATGGCAACTTGCATCAACTCTCAGACAAGAGCTTGAAGAAACTTATCAATTACTACGTGACAGGCATCCTTACGTTGCCGGACCAGTATTTACTCCTAAGCGAGATAATCGGACCCAAGGCTATGTCAAAGACGCTCCACTTACACGCCTTAAAGAATTAAATCCTACATCACGAGATCATATAGCATGGATCCTGCAAACATTTCATGGTTGGAATCCGAACCAGATGACACCTACTGGGAAGCCTATTATCGACGAACCGATATTGAAGGAGATAGGTACAGAGACTGCCCTTGCATTCCTGCGGATTTTGACGATAACGAAGATGCTTGGAATGATATCAGAAGGCGCGAACGCATGGCTGAAGCTATCTACGACTGCTAATAGAATACATCATCATTGTTCTGTTGCTACTTCTACTTTTAGATGCGCTCATCGAAACCCCAACCTTGCTCAAGTTCCAAGTGACCCACGATTTAGAGAACTTTTCTTACCATCTCCAGGTCAAGTCATGGTCGCTGCTGATTTGTCTGGGATTGAGTTACGTATGTTGTCTCATTTCCTTGCCAGATATGATGATGGACGGTATGCAGACATCCTCCTTAACGGAGATATACACCAAGTAAATGCTGACAAGATAGGAATATCTAGAAAGCTTGTAAAAACTGTAACGTATGCTTTTCTGTATGGAGCAGGTGACGAAAAAATTGGACACAGCTATGACAAACTTCTTTCATCCAAAGATGCCAAGAAAAAAGGTAAAGAAATCAGAGCAGCATATATTGACGCGATTGATGGACTCGATAAACTCTTGGCGTCTATCAAGACAGCTTCAGAAAGAGGATATATCAAAGCTATCGATGGTAGAAAAATTATGGTGGATAGCCCACATAAAGCGTTAAACTACTGTCTCCAAGGTAATTCCGCCATCCTGGCAAAACGTTGGATGGTTATCAATCAACAAAACATTAAAGAATTAAATTTATGTTGTTCGCAACTAGCTTTTATACATGACGAACTGCAATTCGAGTGTTCCCCTGAACAAACAGCTGACTTATCAACATCCTTGGTATTTAGCAGTCTCGCAGCTGGAGAATACTATAACCTCAGAATCAGAATCGATGCTGAAGCAAAAACCGGAATCAACTGGAGTGAAACCCACTAATGAGAAGTAAATCAATGATGGGAGTACAAACCGTAGTCCCGTTTACATCAAAGAAAACCCGTCAGGGTAATGGTTTGCATAGTAAGCCACGAAAAGGTAAGAAGAAATATAGAGGCCAAGGTAAATGAAGTTATTTGTTGACGCAGATTACATTGTTTACAAAGCTTGCGCTGGTGCAGAGTCTGATCTAGACTTTGGTGATGATGTAATTGTAGTTGTCAGCAAATTCAGTGATGCATATTCTTCAGTTAAACGTGAACTAAATAAGATTAAAAACAAGTTCATGTGGGATGTCCCTGAAGTTGTATTATTCTTTAGTGATAGCTCTAACTTTCGTAAGGAAATCATGCCTGCTTACAAAGGGCATCGTAATCGTAAGAAACCCTGTGGTTACAAACGTGTCATCAATGCTCTTAAAGATGAGTACGAAGTAGTAATACTACCGACTCTTGAAGCTGATGATAGTATGGGTATCTACGCTACAAAATATCCTGGTAACATTATCGTTAGTCCTGACAAGGACATGCGACAGATACCTGGGACGCTCTACACCATGGATGAAACCGTGAATGTGGAAGAAGCAGAGGGACAACGTTGGCACCTTATACAGGCGCTTGCAGGAGACCAAACCGATGGCTACAGCGGCGTACCCGGAATTGGAATCAAACGAGCAGTAGCTTTGTTTGAAGATAAAGGTTATACTTGGAAAACAGTTGTTGATGCATTTGCTGAGAAAGATCTTAGTGAAGACATTGCACTACAAAATGCAAGACTTGCAAAGATCCTTACCACAGATGATTATGACTGGAGAGCAAAACAACCCATACTCTTTTCCCCCTCCTCCAATTACAGAGTTGACAGTGGAACAGGACTTCAAGATACGAAGACTTGAAGATTTACTGCCTAAAGCTGATAAGACTGATATTATTACTTTATTTATGGCGCTACAACGTCAGAACTTTGCCTTAGCTAACACCGTATCCAATCTAGTAAAACAATGGCCAACTCACCCGCTTATTACACCAGAGGTAAGATTGAATGTTGGGACTTCATCAGAGACCAACAACTAAACTACCATCTTGGTAATGCAGTGAAATATATCTGCCGTGCTGGTTACAAAGATAGTGCGGTTTCTGATCTTAAAAAAGCAATCCACTATCTAGAAAATGAACTTGAAAACACACGTACCGACACTATTGGACCAAGCGAAAGAGTTTCGAACAGCTTATTCGATTCCCAATTCCCAGAATGGGAAGCTGACTCAGAAATCTTTGATCGATGAAGAGTGGTCAGAGTTTCACGAAGCTTTTCATTTCAAAGATAAATACGAACAATTAAAAGAACTTTGTGATCTTGTCTATGTGTGCTACCAGTTTGCTGCTAATGAAGGCTGGGATCTAGATGAAGCTATGGATCGTGTCCATAAATCAAACATGTCCAAACTAGATGAGAATGGACAACCTATTTACCGCCCAGACGGTAAGGTCTTAAAAGGACCAAACTACAAACCTCCAAACCTAACTGATCTACTCAATGACTAATTATATCGCACGTACAGGACGTGTACAATCATGGATCGATGATCCTACACATCGCTTACCAGTCAGCTGTACGGTCTATACCGTAGAGAATGAGATGGAGGGGCCAAATGGTATAGAAGCAAGCTGGAGGTTTGCCTCACATGCTCTCAGGTATGGTGCAGGTTGTGCTATTCATCTCTCTAAACTTGACCCTAAAGGTTATACAAGAGAGTCAGGGGTTACTGCTTCTGGTCCTGTAAGTTTTGGTAAAATTTACTCTTCTTTAAATGAAATACTACGACGTGGGGGCATTTATAAGAACGGTGCGATTGTGCTGCACCTTGACTTATCCCATCCTGATGCTAGGGAGTTTATCACTGCTAATAGATCCGAACTACCTTGGGTCAAACGATGCATCAACATTACTGAAGAGTGGTGGCAGGATTGTACGTTCAAGGAAGAACTATTATTTGGAATCAAATCAGGCGACATCTGGCTAAACAAAGTAAAATATGACAATGAAGGAAAGCGCATCAGAGGTAACGTCTGTCTCGAAGTATACCTGCCATCACGAGGTACCTGTCTACTACAGCATATCAATCTTGGAGCCTGTGAGTTCGATGACATCCCACGAGCATTTGTTGAAGGTATGTCCGAGTTGTGCAGCCTACATAGTAGGACAGCTGTCGGAGATTCTGGAGAATACCTCCCGCCTGAAGTTGATAGACAAGTGGGACTCGGAATGCTTGGCCTCGCAAATCTCCTTCGGCGGTACGGAGTAACATACGATCAATTTGGTCGTGCATTAGAACAATACAACAACAACGAAACTATCCGCTCTGCTGCTTATGAACTTGTCTCTCAAATTGCTTCAGGAATTAACCAAGCAGCCACAATTGCTCGCGAATATAATATGGTTCGAGCCTTTGCTATCGCGCCAACCGCCAGTTGCAGTTATCGAAGCGTGGATCTGGATGGCTATACTAGCACACCAGAAATCGCTCCACCTATCTCGAAGACAGTCGATCGCGACTCAGGTACTTTCGGAGTACAAACTTACAACTATGGTGACGTAGAGATTGCGTCAAACGTAGGCTGGGATAATTATAAAAGAGTGGCAGACGGCATCATGACGATGCTTAATCGCACAGGACTTCTTCATGGTTACAGCTTCAATTCTTGGAGTGATATGGTGACCTACGACAATGCGTTCGTAGAAGAGTGGCTTAGGTCTCCGCAAACAAGCCTCTATTATTCACTACAAGTGATGAGTGATACACAAGATAAATCTAGTGCTTATGCTGCATTAGATGAATCAGAAGTAGACAACTATTTGGAGGACATTTTAAATGAAGAACTTACATGTGATTGTCAAGAATGAACCCTTACGAAAAACTACTGAACAGAAAAAGGAAATGGACACCAGTCCAAACAACTGCCGGATTATGCAAGGCAGGGGCGGAAAAGACGGTACACCGTGCTCTTGCGTTGCGACATATGGAACTACCTGTGGGAGATTTTATCCGTGATGGATTGGCTACCGACGTACCAAAACTATCGAGGGAGTTACTGGAATCAAATATCACCGACGAGGAAAATCACGACTTGGCACTTGGTTACATTGCCAATGCTTACGGGGTTGACGAAAAAGCTGAATCGGAAGCTCTCAGGCTCAGGGAAGCTTGGACAGCGCATCCAGATCATACAATCCTCAAAGCAATGGTTGCCGAACGTGCAATTTTCTTCGTTCTTTTACCATTCATGCGCTTTAATGGTGACGCTGGAATGCGAACGGTCAGTGCGGATATAAGCAGAGATGAACAAATTCACGTTGCTGCCAATAGCATTGTTTGTCGGGAGCTGGGGCTTACTGTCAGTCCTTCTCTTGATAAACTCCGCAAGGCAACTATCAATTGGGTAATGCAACCTTTAGGTATTAATACTACCGATAAATATTTGGATAAAAAATTTTGGCTGGATTCTAGTGATCGCTTAATGTATGAGGGCAAGGCTCCTGAGCTTTCCGCAACTAAAGCAGCAAGAATGCCAGCGTTCTTTGAGCATAGTAATGTCAACCTCCCCCAATACGCTTGAAGTCTTAGGGATGCAGTCCCGTGGACTCATACACCAATTAGAAGAATCATTTCCACCAACTAACCCTAACCCTGAAGATACGATGGAAAAAATTATGTATAGATCCGGGCAACGTAGTGTTGTGGAATGGATCATTAATTATATGGAGGAAAATTAAATGAGTTTTATCGAAAGATACGGTGGCAACACTGACACTATGCGTCACTCTGGTATGAAAGGAGTGCAAGCAGCAATTGATGCTGGACTAACTGTCCGTCAAATCCAAGCACAAGCTGCACGTGAAGGTATTAGTTTTGGACAAAAAGCACGTGACTATCTCAATGCACGTAGTAATACGTTCATTGGTAAGTACGGTGGCAATGAAGGAACGATGGCTCATGCAGGTTTGCAAGCTGTAAGTGCTGCTAGTCAGGCTGGATTGTCATACGATGAGATGCGGAAACAAGCTTCTGCAGAAGGTGTGGCTTTTCAAAGTGGAGCACAACAAGTGTTCAGACAATATGATGCACAACAAGCTGAATTGCAAAGACAACGTGAAGCTGAGCAACGTCAAATGGAAAGACTAAGACAGATGGAAATTGGTCAGCGTACCCAAGCAGCTAATACAGCAAGAGCAGGGCTTGAAAGTAAGTTTCAAATTAGCTCTGGTTCTAAATCACCAAAAACTGCAGGAACACAAGGGTTTAAACGCAGACAATTGCAAGTAAACCCAACTGCTTATAAAGCTATCGCCGCTGGTTCAGCACAACAAGCACCATTACCTGGAGTAATTAACGTCTAATGACTGCTAAAACACGTTATGATAGATTGTCTTCAGACCGTTCCCAGTTTTTAAACACTGCTAGACAAGCAGCAGATCTAACTTTACCTTATCTTATCCGAGAAGACGAGACCTATACTAAAGGCTCGTTAAAATTAACAACACCGTGGCAATCACAAGGAGCTAAAGGTGTGGTAACACTTGCAAGTAAATTAATGCTTGCATTGCTACCACCACAAACCAGTTTCTTTAAGCTACAGGTAAATGATATTAATATTCCTGGAGAATTAGGACCAGAGATTAGATCAGAACTAGACTTGTCATTTGCTAAAGTTGAACGTACCATCATGGAATCTATTGCAGCTTCCAGTGATCGTGTTGTCGTTCATCAAGCATTAAAGCATCTTGTAGTAGCTGGTAATGCTCTTATCTTTATGGGTAAGGATGGGCTTAAGCTTTATCCTTTAAACCGATATGTAGTAGATAGAGATGGCAACGGTAATGTTATTGAAATTATAACAAAAGAAACAATATCAAAAAAACTATTAAAAAAAAATTACCCTGAATACAAAGAGCCAAAACCTAATACACCAAGCGATAACTCATCACGTCATGATGATGAATGTGATGTTTATACACACTGTATTAGAGACAACAACCGCTGGGTCTGGCATCAGGAGGTAGACGATCAGGTGCTGCCTAAGTCAATGAGTAAAGCACCCCTTGACGCAAACCCCTGGCTTGTGCTACGATTTAACCACGTAGACGGTGAGGTCTACGGACGTGGTAGGGTAGAAGAATTCATTGGTGATCTAAAGTCACTTGAAGCTCTGTCGCAAGCACTGGTTGAAGGCAGCGCAGCAGCTGCTAAGATAGTGTTTACCGTGTCACCCTCCAGTACAACCAAACCATCAACGCTTGCTAAGGCAGGCAATGGTGCAATCATTACAGGTAGACCTGATGATATTGGTGTGGTACAGGTTGGTAAGACGGCTGACTTTCAAACTGCTTATCAAATGGTAGGTACTTTAAGTCAACGATTGAGTGAGGCATTCCTTATTCTTAATGTAAGACAATCTGAACGTACTACAGCTGAAGAAGTTCGTATGACTCAGATGGAATTAGAACGTCAACTTGGCGGATTATTCAGCCTACTAACTGTTGAGTTCCTTATACCTTATCTTAATCGTAAACTAAACGTTGCACAAAAAACAGGTGAGATACCACGTTTACCTAAAGGTGATATTGTCAAACCTACTATTGTTGCTGGTATCAATGCTTTGGGTCGTGGTCAAGACAGAGAAAGTCTTGCACAATTCCTTACTGTTGTTGCACAAACAATGGGACCAGAAGCTATTCAACAGTATATTAATTCTGAAGAAGTTGTTAAACGTTTGGCAGCATCATCTGGTATTGATGTATTGAATCTTGTTAAGAGTATGCAAGAGAGGCAACAAGAGCAGCAACAAGCTATGGCACAACAACAACAGATGATGGCACAACAACAAGAGCCACAAATGGCTGCTGTTGACCAGAAACGTGAGCAAGCAGCACAGATGATGCAACAACAACAACAACAACAACAACCACCAATTCAATGAGCGAAACACTAACACTAAATGATGCACCCGCTGATCAGCCTGAACTTAATGCTGATGAGCAAGAGTCTCTCGCTGTTGCCGAGGCTAACGAAGGGGAACAACAACAGCTACTAGCAGGTAAATTTCAAGACACACAATCTCTTGAACAAGCTTACCTAGCATTACAAAAGAAACTTGGTGAACCACGTGAAGAAGTGGAAGCCGGTGAAGAACGAACAGAAGAACAATCCACTGACGAACAAGAAGAGGCGCAAGAAGAAGCAGATCCTGGTAAACTAACAGAACAGCAAGCCAATCAATTATTTGATATGGTTGGTGGTGAGTCTAGTTACAAGGATATGTTGAATTGGGCTGGCGATTCTCTTTCTAAAGAAGAGATTGAGATGTACGATTCAGTAATGGCTGATGGTAATGCTAATGCTATCTTCTTTGCTGTACAAGCATTGAATGGTAAGTATACAGATGCTGTTGGTAAAGAAGGCCAGCTATTGACTGGACGTTCTGCAGCACCTGCTGCTGATAATTCATTCCGTAGTCAATCTGAACTTGTAGCAGCTATGAGTGACAAACGTTACGATAGTGATCCAGCATATCGTTCTGACGTTATGCGTAAACTTGAAAACTCTGACCTAGAATTCTAATGACTGTTACCACCAACGATCGCGGACAACAAAACCTCTTCGCAAAAGAACCTACCATGTACACTGACGAAAACTACACTGTGAATCATAACGACAAAGCAGAAAAACTAAACGGTCGCCTAGCTATGCTAGGTGTGATGGCTGCGCTTGGAGCGTATGCACTAACTGGTCAAATTATCCCTGGAGTATGGTAATGCCACAAGGTAAAGGAACTTACGGATCACAGAAAGGTAGACCACCTAAGAAAGGCACTAAAAAGTAATGGCTAAGAAAGGTCTCTACGCTAATATCCATGCTAAACGCATGCGTATTAAACAAGGTTCTAATGAAAAGATGCGTAAACCTGGTAGCTCTGGCGCACCCACTGCTGCTAACTTTAAACGCGCTGCAAAAACTGCTAAGAAAAAATGATTGACTGCCCACAATGTACTGTACAACAGCAGTACGTTCTAGAACAACTACAGACATCTGCTGGTGTTACAGATCGAACTGCTCTTGCTGTCATTCTGGGTAACATCTATCAAGAGTCTACATTTAAACCCAACATCTGCGAAGGCGGTGCAATCGTACCTTATGATCGTTGTCTTCGTGGAGGTTATGGTTTAATCCAATGGACTTCAAAACATCGTTACCTTGGTCTTGGTACTTTCTGTGCTAAACGTAATGATGATCCAAGTAGTTTGGAATGTCAAACTGCTTACTTAATAGATGAGATGAAGTTTAGGAATGATCTTAGTGCTTTTCAAACTCCTCATCAAACAATACCCTATTACATGAATGCTGCCTACCATTGGTTAGGCTGGGGTATCCATGGTAATAGAACAAAACATACTTATTCTTTTTTAACTAAACTACAATGAAAATTCTTGCTATCCTCCCCGCTGCTTTGTTTGCTGCTTCCCCTGTACTTGCAGGTCCCTATGTTAACATTGAGAACAATGCTGGATTTACTGGTTCTAACTTCAATGGCCACGCCACAGATTTTCACCTGGGGTATGAAAACAGTGTGAACTTCGGTTCATACTACGTGCAGGCTGGACCCACAATTTTTGCACCTGATGGTGGCGAAGAAGAAACTAAACTGACTGGTAAAGTCGGTGGTTCTATCCAAGCAAGTGAGCGTGTCTCTGTTTATGGAGAACTGTCTGCTGCTTTCGATTCAGATGAAAATGATTACGGAACAAAGCTTGGTGTCAAGTATAGTTTTTAATAGCTAAATAGATTTAATGGAGGGTGCAATTCCCTCCCTAGCTTTGGACAGCCAAGTCTTTAAAATGGTCTTACTTACTAGAACAAAAAAACAATGAACTATTACTTAAATGACCGCTACTATTTCGCTACAGCAACAACAAAAAAATATATGGAATAACTTCTGTGACTGGGTAACCAGTACTAACAACCGACTGTATGTTGGTTGGTTCGGAGTCCTGATGGTTCCAACATTACTAGCAGCTACAACCTGCTTCATCATTGCATTCATTGCAGCACCACCCGTAGACATCGATGGCATTCGTGAACCAGTTGCAGGATCGCTCCTGTACGGAAATAACATTATATCGGGAGCAGTTGTCCCGTCTTCAAACGCTATCGGACTTCACTTCTACCCCATCTGGGAAGCAGCAAGTCTCGATGAATGGCTTTACAACGGCGGACCATTTCAACTGGTCGTCTTTCACTTCCTTATCGGTATCTACGCTTACATGGGACGCGAATGGGAACTTAGTTATCGACTTGGTATGAGGCCCTGGATCTTTGTTGCATACTCCGCACCCGTGGCAGCGGCATCCGCTGTATTCCTTGTTTATCCCTTTGGACAAGGTTCTTTTTCAGACGCTATGCCTCTTGGCATTTCCGGTACTTTTAATTATATGTTGGTCTTCCAGGCTGAGCACAACATCCTCATGCACCCCTTCCACATGTTGGGAGTTGCTGGTGTTTTTGGTGGTAGCTTGTTTTCAGCTATGCATGGATCTTTGGTCACGTCTTCCCTTGTACGTGAGACAACTGAAACTGAAAGTCAGAACTATGGTTACAAGTTCGGACAAGAAGAAGAGACTTATAATATTGTTGCAGCCCATGGCTACTTCGGTCGTCTCATTTTTCAATATGCGTCTTTTAATAATAGCCGTAGCTTGCACTTCTTTCTCGCTGCTTGGCCTGTCGTGGGTATCTGGTTTACTGCTCTTGGGGTTAGTACTATGGCATTCAACTTGAATGGCTTTAACTTCAACCAGTCCATCCAGTCTTCAGATGGTCATGTCTTGAATACCTGGGCCGACGTTCTTAACAGAGCTGGACTTGGTATGGAAGTAATGCACGAACGCAATGCTCATAACTTCCCTCTCGACCTGGCTACTTCTAAGGCACCTACAGTCGGCTAGAAGTACGTCCGTTCATCCTTCGGGACGCATGACACCATAAGCATGGAACGGGGCTTGTGGAGGCTTCTAAAGAGGTTACTATGCAAGGCAAGACTTATTGCTATCGTGGTGTAAAGTACACCAAGTGAGATAGATCTTACAGAGGGGTGCAATTCCCCTCATCACTATTGGCACAGGCCCTTACGAGGATAACCTTTGCCGTCTAGACGGTGGGATAGACCACAATAAAATTAAATAACTCAAAGATCTTTGAGAGTCGTATAAATTAACTCTCTTTTAAAATGGCTTTTCAATCTTCGGTTAACCCCTCTCAGCTTACACAGCTGGGTCAGGCTAACCTAGCTGGCGACAAACGCGCACTGTATCTTAAACTGTTCAGTGGCGAAATGTTCAAAGGCTTCCAGAATAATACAATCGCTCGTGACTTGATCATGAAGCGTACACTTAAGAACGGCAAATCATTGCAGTTCATCTTCACAGGTCGTACCAAGTCAGAGTTCCATACTCCTGGCAACAGCATTCTTGGTGACTCCAATGGTGCGCCTCCTGTGGCTGAGAAGACGATCACGGTTGATGACCTGTTGATCAGTTCAGCTTTCGTCTATGAACTTGACGAAGTACTTTCTCATTACGATCTTCGTTCTGAGATCTCACGTAAGATCGGCTACGCTCTTGCAGAAAAGTATGACCGTCTTGCATTCCGTGCTATTGCACGTGGTGCACGTAAGGCTTCTCCTATCAGTGCAACTGGTTATGTTGAGCCCGGTGGTACACAGATTCGTGTTGGTGCAACTACCAATGATTCTGATGCTTACGTTGCTGCTAACTTGGTATCTGCATTCTATGATGCAGCTGCTGCTCTTGATGAGAAAGGTGTTACTTCCGATGGCCGTGTTGCCGTCCTCAACCCCCGTCAGTACTACGAATTGATCCAAGCTGTTGGTTCCAACGGTCTGGTCAATCGCGATGCACAAGGTACTGCCCTTCAGGGTGGCCAAGGCATCGTTGAGATTGCTGGCATCAAGATCTACAAGTCAATGAACATTCCGTTCCTTGGTAAGTATGGTACTGCTTACGGTGGTACAACTGGTGTAACCGCACCTGGTAACACTGGTGACTTTGTTGCTGAATCTCTTGAAGATGCATCCGGTGCTCAAACTGGTATCAATAATGATTATGGTACAGCAACCGAATTCGGTTCTAAGTCCTGTGGTCTTATCTTCCAGAAAGAAGCTGCCGGTATGGTTGAAGCAATTGGTCCTCAGGTTCAAGTAACTAGTGGTGATGTCTCCGTGGTATACCAGGGTGACGTTATGCTTGGTCGTTTGGCTTGCGGTTGTGATTACCTCAACCCTGCTGCTAGTGTTGAATTGTATGTTGGTGCTTCTGCACCTTCTGATTTCTGATATTTTTATATCCAATGGGAGTCTCTTCGGAGGCTCCTTTTTTTTAATTCTTTATTGAGAATAATACTCATTATCAATTTATGGCCTTCCCTACTACTGGCTCCAATACTGAGCTACAAGCTGTTAATCAGATCCTGGCGTCAGTTGGTCAGGCTCCTGTCACTACATTGACAACTGATGAAACTTTCGTACTAAATGAAGTTTCAAGCTTTACTGGTTCTATTTCCGGCACCACTTTAACTACTACAACAGCTAGCATTCCAGTCGGCACCTATATCGGTGGACCTGGAGTAACTGTTGGTACATCTATCGCCGTTGCAGGTGTAGAAGTATCTCCAGCTACAGACCCTGTTACATATAACTATACTGTTAATATATCTCAAACTGTATCCAGTCAGATCTTAACACAGTCTATTGCTACAAGTAGAATTGAATCACAAACCAACCCGGACGTTGCGATTGCACTCAACACCTTAAGAGAAGTGTCTCGTGAAGTACAATCAGAAGGCTGGTCTTTTAATAAAGAATACGACTATCCTATTACTCCTGATTCATCCAACGAAGTAATTATTGCTAACAATATTCTTCAAATGGATTTGAATAAATCTTACACACAGAATATGAATAAAGATAGTGTTAATCGTGAAGGCAAACTTTACGATAAAATTGCTCATTCATTTATCTGGACTGATGCTACCTTGTACGTTGATATTATTTGGTACTTTGATTGGCCTAGTATACCTACTGTAATTCAAGCTTTTATTATTGCAAGAGCAGCAGCAATTGTATCTAGTAGAATTATTGGTGACCCTAATCAATATCAAGTATTACTACAAAAAGAAGCTGCTACTAAATCTACAGCTTTAGAATACGAATGTAATCAAGGTGATTATACATTCTTTGGTAGTCCTAAAGGTGGTAATTTTTATCAAAGCTATCAACCGTTCCATACTTTACAACGCTAATGCCAGCAGTAACTCAACTAATACCAAACTTTCTTGGTGGTGTCTCACGACAAAATGATGACAAAAAATTATTAGGACAAGTAACTGAATGCATTAACGGTTACCCAGATCCTACTTATGGTCTATTAAAAAGACCAGGTATGAAGTTTACTAATACTTTAAAAAAAACTAACGGTACTAATTTTACTAAAACTGAATTAGCAGATGCTGTATGGTTTTTTATTGAACGCGATGCAGCAGGCTCGTATATCGGTGCTATTAAAGGTACAAACATTTACATATGGACAGCAGATAATGGAACTGCATGTACAGTTACTAATAATGCTGCATCCTATTTGACAGGTACAATACAAAATGATTATCATTTTCGTAGTGTACAAGATGTCACAGTAATTACAAATAAAACAATTGTAGCTGCTATGCAACCTTCAGGTAGCTATACAGCTAATTCAGTTGCTACACTTAAGTTGACTTCATTAGTTGAGACATATTCTTATGAAGTGTTCCTTCAACATCAAACCTCAACAGTTATTGCTCAAAACAATACTACTTTTGATGACATGTTACTGTATGATGCTAGTGCTGTAGACACTAATCATCATATTGTAGATGCTATTAAAGCTACAATTGAAGCACAACATGCTGCATCTAATGCAGATTTTGCAGGTGTATGGTACTTAGAAGGTTATCCTGATAGTCTTGTTATTAAACGTAGTACAGGTACTAATGCAGTTGTGACTGATTATAGTGCTGTTACTGGTACTCCTGTCTCCTTTGATATAGATGCTAAAGGTGGTCTCAATAATACTGCTTTAGAAGTATTTGAAGATGAAGTAGAAGATGCTACTAAACTTCCTTTAGAATCTTTTGGTGGTCATCATGTAACGGTTAGTAATACAACTAATGCCGAAGATGATTATCACGTACAATTCGTTGCCTATGACACTACACTTAACAGAGGTAGAGGTTACTGGGAAGAGACTATAGCTCGCGATGTATCTCCTGGTTTATTAGCATCTACGATGCCACATCAATTAGAAAATACAGGTCCAACGACATTTGAATTTAATCCTATTACATGGTCAGCACGGAAAGCAGGTAATGATGTTACCAGCCCTTTACCGTCTTTCATTGGGAAAACAATTACAACTACATTTTTCTATTCTAATAGATTCGGCTTGTTATCACAAGACAATATATTTTTTGGAGTAGCAAATGATAACTATAATTTTTTTGTTAAGTCAGCTCTGACACAAATTGATTCAGATCCGATTGATTTAAATGTATCTAGTATTAGACCTGTTACTTTATCTGATGTATTACCATCCCCACAAGGTTTAATGTTGTTTAGTGAACGACAACAGTTTCAAGTATTAGCTACTGATTCTAGTACATTTACTCCCACTACAACCGTTATTAGATCCTTATCTAATTATGAAATGGCGTCTGACATACCTCCTGTTGATGTTGGTGTCACTACAGCCTTTATCAATAGAGTACCTGGCTATAGTAAACTGTTTAGTTTACAGTTACGTGATGTAGAGCAAAGCCCTGTTGTCGTTGATATCAGTAAAGTAGTACTTGAGTGGCTGCCTAATACCATAGATAATTTAACAGTTAGTCCTCAAAACTCTGTAATTATGTTAATTGATAGTGATACATCTTACTTGTATCTTTATCGCTATTATAATAATGGAGAAAAGGATTTATTCCAGGCTTGGACTAAATGGGAATTACCAGGCACTATTCAAACTGCAGACATTATCAATGACTCTGTAGTGATTGTATCTCAACATGAAGATGAATATACAATAGGTAAGATCATACTTGATGAGATACCTACAGGAAGCTCTGTAACAGGCGTTACTAGCATCACTGGTAATACATGCCTAGACATGGCTGCAAGGCCCGTCCAACCGCACGCATCGGTCAATGCGGTGGTGTATGACGCAACCAATGAGGTTACTAAGATCTACTCACCTTATACTCCGTTTGAACAAAAGGAAGCTATCATGCTTCTTAGTGTACCTGAAGCAGATGCAGGCTTACCTGCAGCTGTTGATGCAGATGCTGGATTCTATTTAGCTGCTACTGAACGTACTGAAATTGGTACAGGTTACCGTTACTTTGAAGTTAAAGGTGACTATACAAGTTATGCTGATGGTATCGTTATAGGTTATGGTTATGATTTTGAAGTAACCTTACCTAAATTTTATTATAAACTTGATCCCACTACATCTGATTATACAGCTACCTTGACTATATCAAGAGTTATATTTTCTATTGGTAGGACAGGTCCAATTGAATTTAAAGTAAAAGCAGGTGGTTCTGATGAATGGAGAAATGTAGAGTATGTTACTGATGCTAATACTTATTTAGCAGATAGTAGTCCTATAACACAAGAACATAATTTCACCATACCAATTCACCAACGTAATATTAATTTTGAACTTAAAGTGACAAGCAATTATCCATACCCTGTATCGTTGGTTTCAATGATGTGGGAAGGTAACTATTCACCACGATTCTATAGGAGGACTTAATCATGCCTTTTGGTACAATTGCACGATGGATCTCAGGAGATGATCCAAACAAAGAATCAAGGGCTGCTGAAAGAGAACAGCAAAAATCTTTAAATACGCAAACCAGCCTATCTAATCAGTACAACTTAAATCTATATAAAACAGAAAAAAAAAATTATGAGCAAGAACGTGAGTATGCATACGACACTGCTATTACTAATTGGGAGTATGGTAAGAAAATTAAAGATTATCAATATGCCAAATCTTTAGCTGCTTACGGAAAAAGTAGAGATATTTATGAAGGACAACTTGATTACAATAAGCAGGCAGAGGCAACAGCAGTCAGTGATCAAGAAGCCTACATACAAGACCTTACTTTAAGCCAAGCGTTTCAACGTGAAGCAATGCATTCTGATTTAGAAAGTCAAATAAAATTACAAACTACTGATTTAGAAAGTCAAATAAAATTACAAACTACTGATTTAGAAAGTCAAATAAAATTACAACGTTCTGATTTAAAAAATCAAATAAAATTACAAACTACTGATTTAGCAAATCAAATTCAATTACAACGTTCTAATTTATTAAATACTATAAAAACAGAAGGTTTTAATGTAATGTCTGAGATAAAATCAGCAGGCATTAATAAATTAGAACAAGGCGCTAAATTATACGGTATTAAAAGTGGACGTAGAATTGGTACTGAATCAGTTCAACAAGCTTTAAATGAAATTACCAAGAAAAATACTTTTGAAAAAGAAGCTAAGTTTATAGAAAGTTTACAGAAAAGCGGTAAAGCAGCCTTAGGTCAAGCTGGTGTATCACGTGAAAAAAGTTTACAATCTACTGCTGCATCAGCGTTTCGTGATTTAGTTGTCCTTGATTCTAGTTTATCTGGTTCTAGAAATAAAGCTGCTGTTGACTTATTAAAATTACAAGTTGATGCTAGTATTGCTGAGACACAAGTAGGTCTTAATTTAGATAGGATTAGATTAGGTGTTACTACAGCACAGGATAGATCTAAACTAAACATTAATGCAGCACAGGATAGATCTAAACTAAACATTAATGCAGCACAGGAGAGATCTAAACTAAACATTACTACAGCACAGGAGAGATCTAAACTAAACATTAATGCAGCACAAGAGCAAGCACAACTACGTATTAATGCAGCACAAGAGCAAACACAACTACGTATTAATGCAGCTAAAGATGAAGTTAAATATAACAACAAAATTCTAGAGGCCAATCTGCAAAGCGCTACCTCTCAGATGGGTCGTAATATTAATCAAATTGCAGTACAAAAACAAGGTGCAGACCTTCAAGCTAAAGAAAACCTTAACCTATTCCCTGAAGAATTCGATTATGCACCTGAACCACAGCTGCCGACAATGCGTAGATTTGTTGAACCACCTGAATTTGTAGCACCTACAGTTCCTAAAGGTCCACGTGTGTCTACAGGATTTGATTCAGTTCTTGAGGTCGTAGGTCAGGCCGCTTCTTTTATTCCTACTGGTATAAACGCATATAATTCTATTCAAGATATTTTTAAATAATTAAATAACTAACTATGGCACGACTACAATACCAACCCGCTACGAAACCAAGAGGATTCCAACCTATTCAACTTAGTAGGGCTGGTATTGCTCGAATGGAAGAAGAAGGTAACAGGGTAATCCGTAACTTAGAAAAAGAACGGGACGCTACAATCAGACAAAGGCAGGAAAACCTGCAAGCAATGAAGGAAAACGCTGCTTATGAACAGCGTGCACAAGACAAAAATCAGGAAATTTTACAGACCAACTTAAAAACTGAGCGATTAAACATTGAAGCTGAGCAGAAAGCAAAGCGACAACAAACTCAGGCTAGAGATGAAGCGATTAATTCAACAGTAACATCATTAGTTAATTTCAGTACAACTCTTGGTAAACAAGCTGCTGAAAGAACCAAGCAAATGATCACAGATCAGGTTGCAGAAGGTGCACAAGCATCACGTCAAGAGTATCTTGCTAGCCCTAAACGGCAAAATGACTACGCAGCAGTTGAAGGTCAGATTGATGTTAATATAGAAAAACTTGATCAGGCTAATTTTATCGCTGGGCAAGCAGGTTTAGACTCATCTTTAGAAACAGCTAAAAGTCTTGCAGCTAATCCTGGTCGCGGTTATTACTGGAAAAAGGGTTACTATAATGAATTCATTAAACAGCAAACCCCTATGCTTGTTGACAGGGCGCTTCAAAGTACTGGAGAGCTTTTTGTCGATGAAAATGGAAAAAAATTCTCAGGTATAGAAGCTGTCACTGATCCTGATAAAATGCGTATTGTACTAAGTAAAGTGCTAAACGGTTTATATGGAGCAACTGGTTTAGATATTAATTCACTTGAACCAGGATTTTTAGAAGATTCTAGTAAGTTTGTAGTTGATTATAGCAGTACTAGAATACAACAAGCATCAAATAAAGCAACTAATATTGCTTATGATAACCTTGCTCAAGAAGGAAGGTCTCATATAGCTCAAGGTAGAGTTGGAATGGGTTACAGGTTATTACTAAAAAACCCTAAAATTGGTAGAGAGGGTGCTTTAAAAGAAGTCTTTGCTTTATACTCTGCACAAAATGCTGACGGTACATTTCGTTATTCAGTAGACGAATTGGATAACATCAAGCTATTAGGTGATAAAACTATTGTTGAAGAACGTGGTAATAGTCAACGTTATCAAGATGCTATAGCAGCTAGACGTAAGGCTCAAACAGATTATAGACGTGCAGAACGTACTAATACTAGGTTAGAAGCACAGGATTTTGCTGATAGTGCTGTACCACAAATGCAAGAGTACTTTGAAAATGCTGACGCACAAGGCGACCTAGCAGGTGCAGCAACGTTTGAAAAAGAATTCTATGAAAAATATCCTAATCAATCATTACCTAGCGGTTATGTACGAGCAAAGAAAGCAGCGTTAAAAGAAAACTACGATGCTGAAGTAGCAACCATTCAAGCTAGAGCTAAAACACAAACATTAGATTCAGCTTTTATTGATTCTATTGAAAACCCTAAATTACAGCTTGAAGCTATTAAAGCATTTAAGCAACAAGAAGAAGCTAAGTATGGTCCTAAGTATTCTGTAATGCAAAAGAGTTTAGTTTCTGAAGCTAAGACATTAACAAAGTTTGATCCTACTGTAGAAGGACCAGGTTCTGGAACAACTATTATGGTGACTAATGCTCTTAAAAATGAATACAAATATTTCTTTAAAGCTTTAGTTGATAAAGGTGTTCCTGTTGATGCAGCTGCTGATCAAGCTTACGCACAACTTACAGAGTATGTTGCTAAAGGTGCAACAGATAAAACAAATAAATTTTATACAGACACAGGCGTACTTAATAAACCAACTTTTCCAAACATTCAAGGTGCTACTCAAGAATTATCAGCTAGTTCTCAAGAGCAACGCAATGAATTAAATAAACTTATTTTACAAAAGAGCGCAAACGTTGGTAGTGTCTTTAGTATGCCAAATGCTGTATTATCTGAAACTCAAATTGAAACTACTATAAATTCTTATTATGCTGATAATGGTACTTTTAAGATTCCAGTAAATATTCAATATGCTGCAAAAGTTGCAGGAGTAAATCCTATAGCTGCTATTAATGCACAGATTCAAGCGTCTAATGAAAAGTATGGGACTAATAGAAAATTGATAACAGCCTCACCAGCTGAAGAAGCTATCTTTGATCAAGTACCTTCAGTTCAAAAACTATTTACTAATTTTGATAACAGGTCTCAAGCTAGAATTTCTCGTGGTATTTCTTATACTACAAATAACCCTGGTCCTATGAGAACTAGTATGACTGGTACTGGAGTTGCACCTGTGGAACAGACAAATGCACTTGTAGAGGTTGCTGGAGAGTTAGGTGTAAGCCCTATTGATCTTGCTACTATCATTGGATTTGAAACTGGTGGTACTTATGATGCAGGTATTGTTGGTGGAGAAGGTGGTAACTATGAAGGTATAATTCAACTGGGCGAATCAGAAAGAGCTGCTTATGGGTTTGTATCCGGCATGTCCTTTGAAGAACAATTACGTGGTCCTGTAAAAGCATATTTCAAGGATAGATTTGCAAAAGCAGGTATGTCTACACAAGGTGCTACTTTAGAAGATCTTTATACTACAGTTATAGCAGGTAACCCTGGAGCAAACAGGGATGCACGGGATTCATTTGGAACTTCTGCAAGAAGTGGTGTTGCAAAAATGGGACCACATAGAGAAAGAGCAATGCAACGCTTTGGATTTAGTCAAAATTAATTAAAAAACAAACAACATGAACGATCCATTAGATTATTCAAATGTTGGCAGTGAATATGTGTTGAGTGAAGAAGATCGTAACAAGCAACTCTCTAATGAACAACTAGAAGAAATTCAACAGAGAGTTGATGCTTACGAACAGCAACAACAGCAACTTCAAGAACAAGAGACACAACCTCCTACGGGAGGTCAAACTGCACCAACATCTGAACAACCTGCACCTACGGGTGAGGTTACAATGCAACCTGAAATGGCTGCTGAATCATTTGATCCAACTGAACCATTTGACCCAAGTAAAGACTATTCTTATTACAAAGCCCAAGGCATGAGTAGAAATGAATGGAACCGATTACAAATGGGTGGTGGTGTCAGAAGTGACGTAGAAGGTTTTGCTACTGATCCTAGATACGCTATGGAACTAGCAACTGCTGTACCTATTGGTGGTGTATTAGATCCAGTCACTGATTTAGCTAATAAATTCCTACCAAAAAGTGCACAGATTCCTAAGGTAACACCTTATGAAAATGGTATAGCATCAGCAGCACGAGCTATTTCTTCTGTTGTTGTTCCTACATTAGCCCTTCAAGGTGTTGGTGTAGCATTAGCAGCTAAAGCACAAGGTGCCTCTACTACAGCTCTGGGAGCCGGTAACGTCATCAATAGGTTAGGTAATACTGCCTTTATGAAGTTCCTTGGGAACAGAGGTATAGAAGCAGGTGCTAGTGTTGCTGTCGGTGCATTTAGCTCTGAATATGAGGAAGACAATGCTTTCGGTGCTCTTAAAAAAGCTTTACCACCACAATATGATTTCATTCCTGATAGCTGGGCTACACTAGATACTGATAGTGCTGATGAAAAACGTATTAAAAACATTAATGAAGATCTAGGTCTTGGGTTTCTTATTCCGTTTGTAGGGTTTCTTGGTAAGTTTGGTTCTGCAATTGATGAAGTAGGACAAGTATTTAAAAGAGCACCTAAGATGGTAGGTGAGACATCACAAGCTAAGAAGATTATTGATGACTTAACACCAGCTGCTAAAAGTGATGATGCAGTAGAAGAACTATCTAGGTATGCTGCTAAACAAGAAGCAGATCTTGATGAGCTTGGATACTACAATCAAGCTATGAATCCTAATGCTAATGTCCCATTGAAAGGTGTAAATGACCTTTATGATTGGAATGAAGTTGGGATGCGTTCTCTTGATGATTTTGGTATCATTGGCGCTAGTGTTGATGCAGTACGTGTTGCTAAAAACAAAGGATCAGTTTATGGTCGTTTAGGTAACTTCATTAGTGAACCTGCTCGTAAGTATGCTATTACTACACCAGGTGGTGTCGAAGAAGTTACACTTGGTCTTACCAAACAACTTAAAGATGCTGACCGTTATGGTATGGAAGCAGCTGATTGGTCAATTAGTTTTGATGAAATCTCTGAGCAAGGTGATAACTTAGTACTTGAATTGTTTGACCCTACTGTTGGTGTTGATGAAATTCGTAAGATTCTTGATCCAGTCATTGTAAAAAATGAGTTTGGTGTTGAGACATTAACTGATGAAGGTTATGCTGGTATCTTTAGGATGATCAATGATCAAGCTAAAGAGTTTACTGGTATGGATATTGCTAAAGCACAAGCTTATACTGCTACTTCTTTATCAGGTCAAATCGCTGACCTATCTGAAGGTGTTAGACTTAACCGAGGTTCAGCAGCTGTCGATCAAGCTAAAGAAAAGATTCGTGATAATCTTGCATACCTACAACAACTACAAGGTACTACTAAGTATTATTTAGATAAGAAACGTGGTATCATGCGTTTAGGTGAGCGTGCCCGTGCATTCGGTAAGACACCTGAGCAACTTGTCAGACAAATTCAAGAGGAGACACCACAAGCTTTACGTATTATTCAAGACGAAAGTGATAGGTTTACCCAAAGCTGGGAATATTTACAAGATAATAACCCAGAAGTTCTCGATTCATTCCTTGAATTATATGAACTTAGTGACGGTAAGATCAATAGTATTACTAAAATGAATGAAGATATTCTTAATAGCTTTGTCCGTTGGCGACCACTTATTGATGGTACTCCTGATGCACCTAATATTTTAGATCAAGCTGTTAGAGCTAATTTCTTTAATTCTATTTTGTCTTCTGCTGGTACAGCTGGTAGAGCTTTATATGGTAACTTAAGTGGATTGGTTGCAGAACCAGTGTCTTATTTTGCTGGTGCTATGCTACGGAAAGATCTTAAGTCTATTCAACGTGGTTGGATGGCTTACAATTCTATCTTTGATACTCAAATGAAAGCCTTACCTTATGCTGGTAAGTTATTCATGAAAGCATCACAAAATCCTAATAGTGTAGCTAGTGCAACTAGGTTAGACTTAGTAATTAAGAATGAGAAAAAACTAGCACAATACAAAAACATTGCTAGACTTGAAGCAGAAAAAGGTAACCTTGGTTTTAAATTTCTTGTAGATCAATATGAGAGTTTACAACATATGGCAACTGACCCTGTATTTAGAATTACACCTAATCTCTTTACTGGTTTTGATGGCTTTACTTCTGCTAACTTAGCTAATGCTACTGCACGTTTCCGTGCTATGGATGAGCTAGAACGTCTTGGTAAAGAAGCAACACCTGCTAATATTAAAAAGATTGCTGACAAAGAATACAATAGTATGTTTAATGAAAACGGTATTATTGAAGATGAAGCAGTTAAATATAATACTGGAGAGATTGCTTTAAACCTTGATACTGGGCTAAATACTCAACTAAATGGTCTTCTGCAAGAAATACCTGGACTAAGACCTTTTATCATGTTCCCCGGAACTATGGCTAATATGGTTAGAGTAGCTGATGATTATTTACCTGCACCTTTACGTTCCTTTCAAAGGGATGTTAATGAATTAGCTTATACTTCTGTCGAAACATTTATAGAACAACCTGAATTAGTAGAAAATATTCTTACTAATCGTGGTTATAAAATAACTCAAATGGATGAAACAGCTAGGTTAAATGCTATTGTAGACTTAAAAAATAAAACATTAGGTAAGAAAGCAATAGGTACTTTTATAACTTCTTTAGCTGTTGGTTCTGTTTTAAAAGATAAACTATTTGGTGATGGTTTGTTTAGTATTACAGGTGACGGTAATGTTGACAGACAGTTACAAAGAGCACGTACTAAAAACAGTAACTGGAAAGATCGTTCAGTTATTGGACCTGGTGGTATTAGAGTGGAATACAACGAAGTACTTGGCCCTGGTCTAAGTAATTGGGTTGCTACTGTAGCTAACATTGCTGATAATTTTGATATGCTTGGTGAAGCAGCTACAGAGAATTTATTTCAAAAAGCAGCTTTTGTACTTGCAGCTGGTTTAACTGATCAAGCTGGTTTGTCTTCTTTACGCCCTCTTGTTGAAACTTTAAGTGGTAATCAATATGCTGCTTCTACTTTCGCTGCTGGTCAAATTAACTCACTTGGGCCTTTAGGTGGCTTACGTAATGAATTTGGTAAGATCTTAGATGGTGGTTTAAAAGAAATTAATAATGATATAATTAGTAATCTTGCTAATCGTAACCAATTACTTGGTGTTATGGACCCTGCTAACAGATTACCTACTGTAATCAGTCCTGTAACAGGTGAAGCACCAAATAAATATACAATGCTACAACGTGTTTATAATTCTTATTCACCACTTAAAATACATCCTGCAATGTCTAAAGAAGAACAATTTCTCTATGATATTGAATATGATGTATCTAGTGCATTTAAGAAACGTAATGGTGTTGACTTAATTAATACTGAACGTGCAGAATTAAGTAGCCTTATGGGTAAAAGAGGTTATTTCAGAGAACAAATCAAAAGTATTATGCGTACAGCAGATGCACGTAATACTATCAATGAACTACAAGAAGCACGAAGACGTGGTATAAAATCTGATCAAGTACCTATTGGTAAATATGACCAGATCCATATGATGCTGGATACAGCACTAAAAAATGCTGAAGAATTAGCTTTCAGTGAATTGGAATCACCAGTACGTCTTTCTATTGAACAACGTATTATGGAAAAACAAATGACTGGTCAAAGAGCTGAACAAGGTTTAATGCCTGGAATTGATTCGTCACTTAACATTCGTTACTAATGGCAACTACACAAAATACATATACAGGGAATGGTTCGACCACGAACTATTCATTTACATTTGAATATTTAAAACAAACAGATGTCAAGGTAACACTTGATACTGTTGCTACAACTGCATTTACATTTGCCAACGCGACAACGCTTTCATTTACTACAGCACCAGCTAATGGTGTAGCTATTCGTATCTTTAGGGATACAGCTATTGACCTACTGAGTGCTACATTCTTCCCTGGTTCTGCGATTAAAGCAGAAGATCTAAACCAAAACTTTACTCAAAGTTTATATGTTACGCAGGAGTCTGATGCTGACGCGGCATCAGCAACTGCAACTGCAAACACAGCTAAGACAACAGCTGATACAGCATTAGCTGATAGTGCTACAGCTATTACTACAGCAAACGCAGCTACAACTACGGCAAACACTGCAGATACCAACGCTAGTGCAGCTGTTGTTACGGCTAATGCTGCCAGTGCTACGGCTACTACAGCATCTACTAATGCAGCTAGTGCGGTTACAACGGCTAACACGGCATCAACTAATGCTAGTGCTGCTGTAACCACAGCTAACGCTGCTGATGCAAATGCTACGACTGCACTAAATAACTCACGGGAGTCAGATGGTAGTGGTGGTTTTAATACTGCTATTGATTTAGCTAATAGTGCTACTACAACAGCTAATACTGCTAATACTAACGCTAGTGCTGCAGTTACTACTGCTAATACAGCTGATACTAATGCTACAGCAGCTGTTAATACAGCTAATGCAGCTAGTGCTGCTGTATCTCAAGCTGTCTTATTTACGCTAGTTGCTAACGTAGCAGCGATACCTGGAAGCCCCTCTAACAACGATTACATTGAAATTGGTGACAGTACAGGTGTTGAATCATTTAGCCCCCTTTCAGGCGTTCCTAGTGGCTTTGTAGGTGCTAGTGGATTAACAGTAAGGCTTAGGTATGACACATCTGCTACCTCTTGGGTATGGATGAGTTATTACGCTAATGATTCAGAGACTCGTTATCTAACAAAGAATCTTCCAGTAGTAACTGGTGATGCAACAAATGGCTCAGGTCAGATCACTCTTAACTGTGAGGTTAATACTCATGGTGTCAAGATTAAAGGACCACCACATAGTGCAGCAGCTAACTATACGTTTACTCTGCCTAATGACACTGGTACAAGTGGTTATGTACTGAAAACTGATGGTAGTGGTAATACATCTTGGGGTGGAGCAGATGTTGTCTTTGACACTACACCACAACTTGGTGGTAATTTAGATGTTAATGCTAAAGATTTAGTCAACGGTGATACAAAATTCCGAATAGATAGTAACAGATTAGATTTGTATTTTGGAAGTGGTACTGATCCTCACCTAAACATGGATCAGGATGGTGATTTCACCGTAATGAATACTGCAAGTACTCGTAGAGGCTTTGCTATTTATGGTGGTACTACAAACAACTTCCTGACGATTAAAGCTCCAGCTTCATTTACAACAACAACCTATTACTTACCAACAGCTGACGGTACTGCAAACCAAGTATTAACTACTGACGGTAGTGGAAATATGTCTTGGAGTAATGGTGGCTCACCAACTATTGACGCTGGAAACTTTGATTCAGGCGGCTCACTTGTAACTACATCTCAAACTTTTGACGGAGGATCTTTCGACTAATGCCTACACCTACTAATAGAACACCTGTGCGTGTAGCACGGGGTACATACTCTAATCTTAATTCTTCTGTTGCTGATATTCAGGAAGGAGAGATTGTCTACGCAACTGATCAAGACAAACTATATGTTAAAGAAGGTTCAGCCCTTGTTTCAACACAAGCAGCTTTACCAGCAGCCAATGCTGTAACAGATACAGCTCAAACATTTACTGCAGCACAACGTGGAACCATTGGTACGTTGACAGACGGAGCAACTATTACTCCTGACTTTGCAACTGCTAATAACTTCACTGTTACTCTTGCTGGTAACCGTACTATTGCTAACCCAACTAACCTAACTGCTGGTCAATCTGGCTCTATCTTCATTGTGCAAGATGGAACAGGTTCACGTACTGCAGCGTGGGGATCTTATTGGGACTTTGCTGCAGCTACTGCACCTACTCTCACGACTACCGCTGCTGGTGTTGATCGCGTCGATTACGTCGTGCGCTCTGCCACTTCCATCCACACAGTATTCACGGGTAACTACTCATGAGCGTGATTGGAAGCAACATCTTGGCTGGTTCATCCGGTCAGGGTGGTGGTGCTGGCTACGAGATTGAACGTTCCTTGAGATTTAACCCAGGAGATAGCGCATCGCTTACGAAAGCTTTTAGCGCAACCGGTAGTCAAACTACTTACACATTATCTTTTTGGCTAAAGAAAAATAACAGTAGTAGTGTCTACCAAACCATCCTTATCGACAACAACTCAACCGGTAATCAGATAAGGATAAACGACCTCCCAGGCGGTTTTCAGCTTCGTTTTGCTGCTGCCAGTGGAGCCGATTTGACCACAAGCAGAAAATTTAGAGATCCTTCTGCTTGGTATCACATTGTCTTGGTCTATGATTCCACAAATGCAACGTCTAGCGACCGGATGCGCATTTACATCAATGGCGTGCGTGAAACTAATTTTTCAGGTGAAAACCAGCCGTCGCAGAATTTAGCCAGTTCTTTTATTACTAACGGCCATACGTACACAATCGGGTATTACAATGCAAGCACGGCGCTTGACGGCTACCTAGCAGACGTCCACTTCATCGACGGTCAAGCCTTAGCTGCATCTGACTTCGGACAATACGATTCAAATTCTGTATGGCAACCGATTGAATACGCTGGGACATATGGCACCAACGGTTTCCACCTTGACTTCTCTGACACCAGCTCTAATGCAGCATTAGGGACTGATTCAAGTGGTAATAGTAATACGTGGACGGTTAATAATTTAAACGTTGCCGCAGGTGCAGGTAACGACTCCTTCCGTGACTCCCCAACCAACGGAACACAAACAGATACTGGTGTTGGTGGTGAAGTTGCTGGGAATTATGCGACGTTGAATCCTTTAGACCACTCAGGCACAGTACAACCTACATTTCGTGACGGTAATTTAATTTGTACAGGTCCTAGCGCGTGGACAACTGTTTATTCGACAATGCCATACCCCGAGAGTGGAAAATGGTATTTTGAAACTACATTAAAATCTGATTATGCGCGTGTTAATTATTATCATGTAGCTGGCTTTTGTCCTATAGGTACTGGATCTTATGCAGATAATATTGTTTCATTGTTCGATGCTGGTGATTTATATGAGTACGGTCCTGGGGGATCGCCAACAACAACTCTATTTAGCGCAGGCACTGTAGTCCTAGAGGATGTTGTTGGGTGGGCAGTAGATATAGACAACTGGACATACAGTGTTTACATCAACGGAACTATTTCTTCTATTAACAACAGAGCAATTCCATTTACAGTTGGAACACAATTAACTCCAGCAGTTGTCTCCTATAACATGGATTACGGTCACTTTGTTTATAATTTTGGAGCAACCCCATTTGCGAATACCGCACCAAGCGGCTACAAATGTCTATGCACCGCCAACCTACCTGATCCAACGATTGCAGATGGCTCGACGGCGTTTGATGCAAAGACTTTTACAGCAAACAATGGAACGCAAACTATAAGTGGATTTAATTTCTCTCCAGATTTGATATGGACGAAGTCACGAGCTAATGCTTACGCACATCAGCTATGGGATCAAGTCAGGGGTACAAATAAAGCACTGTCACCTAATGATACAAGTGCTGAAGCTAACTTAAATAATAGTTTGGCTTTTACTTCTGATGGATTTACTTCAGGTACAAACAACAACGCAAATTATGGTTCTGGTGGGTCAATAGCTTGGGCGTGGGACGCCGGATCTTCCACGGTAACTAATACTGACGGCAGCATATCTTCACAGGTACGTGCCAACCCAAGTGCTGGGTTCTCGATTGTTAGTTATACGGGGACGGGATCCAATGCCACCGTGGGTCATGGCTTGAATGCTGCGCCTGAGTTTATTATTGTGAAAAACAGAGATGGCACTCAAAATTGGCAAATTTATCACTCTGCATCAGGAGCAACTAAATACTTTAATTTCTCGACTAATAGTGCACTTACAAACAGCAACAGGTGGCAGGATACAGAACCGACATCTTCTGTGCTTTCTATCGGTACTGCGCCTGGGCTAAACACTCTTAACAATGAGAACATCGCCTACTGCTTCGCACCTGTCAAAGGGTATAGCGCATTTGGTTCGTACGTTGGCAATGGTGGATCTTCTGGAAATGGTCCGTTTGTTTATACCGGGTTCAAAACTCGCTGGGTCATGATGAAAGTAGCAAGTACAAGTCATGCTGGATCTTGGGTCATGTATGACACAACGAGAGACACCGCGAGTTCTGGCGAGGGTTGGTTGTATGCCAACAGTACTTCCTCAGAACAAGCAGCTGCAACATATGCAGTTCATACCACCAGTAACGGTTTTCGTATGGCTGGTACTTCTAATGAAAATAATGGAAGTGGACGTACTTATATATACGCCGCCTTCGCAGAACACCCCTTCAAAACTTCACGCGCACGCTAACTAATTAATTATGCTTAAACTAAACAATAAGCCCCTGCCATACGATAGGGCATTTACACATGCTGATATTCAATATCCAGCAAATTGGCTGCGTTTGTCTTCCCTTGAAGAACGTAATGCTATTGGTATTACGGAAGTAGCTGATGCTCCCAGTTGGGATCAACGTTTCTATTGGGGTGTTGATAATCCTAAGGATCTAGCTGGACTAAAGACACAATGGTCTGACACACAAACTGCTATTGCATCTTCATTGCTAGCTCCTAGTGACTGGCGTGTTATCAAAGCTAAAGAGACTGGAACTAATATTCCATCTAATTGGAAGACATACCGTGCCGCTATCCGTACTGCATGTAATACACGTCAAACAGAGATCAATGCAGTTGCTGATGTAGCAGCTCTTAAAGAGTTGTTCTTTGGTGCTGCACAAGTACAACAAACAAATGAAGAAGGTGTTGGTGTTGTTGATGAAGAAGGCAACCTAACAATGATTGCAAACCCAAATCTTGCCACTGAGTGGCCTACATCACCATGATTACTCTTATCCGTCCAATTCTATTCTCGTTCATGAAATCAGAAAAGGTTAAATTCCTTATTCTTGATCTTCTTAAGGCATACGCTAAATCAACTGATAATGATGTTGATGACAAAGTAGTTGCTTTTGTTTCTGCTGGATTGTTTCCTAATAAATAATGGAATGGGAAGAGATACCTAACTTCCCTCAATTGGTGCTTCCAGAAGCGCCTCTAATGCCTGATGCAGTGCTTGAAGTACCAAGAGCATCTCTGCCTTCATACAAGCCCCTTGTGGTGCCTCCTAGCAACCTTAGACCGCCTGCTGGTGTTAAAGGTATTGACATAAAAGATGAGGCACCTTCTAAACAAGATAAACCTAAAACAAATACTCCACCAACTAAGCCTTATGTTCCACCAGAGGCACAAATAATAGCAGTACCTTTTACAGACATTGAAGTACCAATGCCTACTACTACTATTATGACAACAGCAGCTACCACAGCATTTATTTCGGTAGCTGCAACGTTACTTGGACAATCACTTTTTAAGTACTTAGTGATGCTATTTAAACCTATTATTAAACAGGCATGGAGCAAGTTAAAGAAAAAGAAGACGGTGGAAAACCAAAAAACTTCTTAGCTAAAGTAAAGGAAAACACAGAAGACGAGCTTCAAATCCTAGGTACATTTGTACGTCTAGGTGTTGTAGTTTGGAGTGGTTTTATTATTACTCTTAACTACGTTGAGCTACCAATGTTTAAAAAAAGTATAGGTGGGGACATAACTTTTCCTGCCTCTATTTTTACGGGAGCTTTGGCAACATTTGGATTATCTACATCTAATAACAAGTCAAATAGTAAATCATCAGATCCTAAAAAGAAAGACGAATGAAGTACTTACTAGCTTTATTAATGCTGGCTAGTCCAGCTACAGCACAGATAACCCCGAACTTTACTCAAGGTTCAATGCAGTCAACTACTACCACCACTGTTGATATTGATCGGACTATATCAACCGAAATAGTTGGTGGTGCATATTCATCATGGTCAGGAACAAACGTAACACCAAGTGGGGACATCACAGATGGCTCTACAACCTATTTAGTAACAAATGCTGGGGAACAGTTTCAACTGGAACTGGTAACCAGAGCAGCAGGAGTAGTGGAAACAATCGATATCGACGAAGTTATCGAACAGGTTTCTACTACTACCTCATTATCAATCTTCTCGCAGTAAGTCCAGCTTACGCAGAAGATCCTAAGGTTCAAAATACATCTAGTCCTGTAGCTGCAGCTACGGGCAATGTTACCAATCAGGCGGTTCAGTTTCAAAACAACGGAGCACCTTCTAGACAATATTTTCATGGTAATAACAGCTGCAACGGGACAACCATGCAGTTTGCACCTTTCTATATGGGTAACGATACAACCCCTATGAAACGGGATAGTTATACCAAAAATAATAACTGGGGGGCACAAGTTAGTTTTTCTGTACCGCTTGATGGTGGCATGGTCGAAACCTGTAAAGCTATCGCCCGTAAACACGAAGCAAAGATGCGTCTTGATTATGAATTAGTCAGGGCGTTAAAGTGTACAGAGATCATGCAAAAAGGTTTTACCTTTAGACCTGGATCACGTGTTGAAATCTTATGTAATGACATCGTACCAATTGTGGCCCTTGAATAGATGGAAGCAGCAGTTACTGCTCTTATCGCATTAATAGGCGGTGGGGCAGCTCTAAACAACAGACTACACAACCGAATAAATAATGTACATGACCGTATCAGCGGTCTCGACAGACGTATTGATGCTATTGAATTAAGTGTAGCTCAAGACTATGTATCCAAAGCTGACCTATCAGTAATGGTGCAACGTATGGAAGACCATATGATACGCATCGAAAACAAATTAGATCAAATCGTATTGAGGAATTAATCATGCCTAGAGGCGGACAAAAGTCTTACATCCAACAAATGAAAGAAGACCAGCTTAGAAATCGTGGTGGTGACCCTAACAAAAGGGGTAAGCCTTTGCAAGGAAAGGATGTATTTCCAAAGCAAGCAAAGAAACTACCTAGTGAACGTAAAGGTTACAACGTATAATTATGTCCTATCAAATCATTGATTCATATACCAATAAAGTACTTGGTACATATGAAACCGAAGCACAAGCAGTACGTGCTGAGTCACATCTAGTACATGAACCTAACGAAACACGTTACGAAATTAAAGCACCAGCTAAACCTAAAGCTAAAGCTAAAAAGGCTAAATGACAAACAAGAAAGCAACTGAAGACCAGTTTAATGAGTTGCATAATCTTGTTACAAAGGAATTCCTTGCCCGTATTAAATCGGGTGAGGCTTCCACACAAGATCTAAAAGCAGCTTGTGATTGGCTATCAAAGAATGATATTAGTGGTGTCGCCTTTGAAGGTAGTCCACTAGATAAGCTAGTTAGCATTATGCCTACTGTAGATCCTGAACTTGTACAACGGAGACTTTATGGCACGAAGCTCTAGTCATAGCGGACCTAAATACGCTAATGGTAATTATAAATCATATCAAAAGAAATATGATGGCTCTAAATTACAGATCTCTAAACGATCCAAACTAAATAAAGAAAACCGTAAACGTGGAACCTACGGTAACGGTGATGGCAAGGATGTATCCCATAAGAAAAATGGAAAGACATTCCTCGAAGCAGCATCAAAAAACAGAGCACGTAAAGGACGCGCATAATGGAAATTAACATTGAATCTTTACTTAATTTTCTTAAAATCAAAAAGAAAGCAAAAAAGGATTGGTCTAAAAGTGACCAAATTGTTTTAGATAATTTTCAAGAGTTAAAGAAAAAAGGCTTGGAAAATTTACAGATCCAACCTTTAAATCAATCTTCTTATGGAGATAGACGCTTTAATAATGATGTAAGCCCTGATTTCCAAGGACCAATGGGATATGCTGGGCGTGGTACACAAGATCGTATGCCAGGCACAACACCTCAATTTACTCAAAAACCTACAAAAGTAAAGCGACCCATCAAACGTAAAGGTTCCGGTTACATTTAAACTATGACCCCATTACTTCCTACCCCTAACGATTACCTCTACAACTTAATAGCCATGACCTCACCAGAAGCTAAGCGTCTGTGGAGGCGCTCTATTAAGGAACACTTTGACCATACTTGTATCTATTGCGGAAAAACCTATGACCTTAGTCAACTATCTATCGATCATGTTCATCCTCGCGCTCGTGGCGGAGAGGATGTTGCAACGAATGTTGTATGCGCCTGTACCAGATGTAATCAGGATAAAGGAAGTACACCCGTCCTTAGTTGGATGAGAGACAAATTTGGAGTTAATAGACTCCGTGAAAAACTAATTATGGAGTATATTAATTAATTATGCCTCAATTTTTACAGAACCTACAACGATACGCTAATGACCCCTTAGAATTTGTTAATGGTGTTGTTCGTGTTGGTAGTATGATAGGTAATGAGCTAGAATATGGTAGGAAACAAATTAGTGGTTTTATTGAAGATGTTGTACCTGAACCTATTGTCAATACTTTAGATAATCTAACTGATGCACTTAGTACAGGTTATGAAGCCTCTCCTGTAGGAGCACTGGATCAAGGGGCTGCTCTTGCTGCAGATGCTGTTTCAGAAACAACCAACTCACCTGCTTTAGGTATGGCAGCTGGTCTTTTGTTAGGCATGGTTGACGGTTCCCCTGGTATTAATGTATCAAGAGGTGGAGCAAGGTTTAAATTTAAAACTCAAGGTGAATTTAATGTCACTCAACCTGCAAAGGTTGATGCAACCCGTGATGCAGTAGATGATGTTAAATTAATTCTACAAAACATTGAAGAAGCCAATCCTGGTGTTAAGCCTGGTGTGCTTAGAAAAACAATTCCAGAATACAAAGCAGCTCAAAAGGCTTTGGGAGCTAAAAAGCCTGCAGTTAGTAGTGAAGAATCAAACATGTTAGCATTTGGTTTAGGTAGGGAACAAGCTTACCCACGGACAAAACCTCGTGCCAAGGAAATAAAAAGTAAATTTATTAAAGATGCAAGACGTGATCTTCAACAAGGTGTTGATAAAGTTATTGAACAAGTAGATTTGCACCATAAATTTCCTAAAGGTATATCAGCAGCAGTTTTTAATCGTGCTCGTGATTTTATTGAAGACGGTAAAATGACATACAATGATCTAGTAGATATGGCTAAACGTGCTCAACAACGTGGCCTAGAGCCTGGAGATGTTGAGACTGATTTGTTACCAATGTTTAAAACACCTCACGATACTTTTCATGCAGAAATGCGTGCTCAAGGCTCTAATCAATTTCCTGGTGAAAATTTAGAAATTAGTAAAACTAAACTTACTCAAAAACTTAGACAAGTTAAAAATCCAAAAGATTTATATGTTTTGTGGGATCAAATGTTATCTGATGATATAAAATATCTTTATGAAACTGCTGAAATCTGGCAGCCTATGGATGAAACAATTAAAAGTGTTAGCCCTAAATTTACCGGTAAAGCTCCATCAAAACCTAACTAGAAGCCTCTACAAGCCCTCTTAACCCCCTACACGCTAGATTCTACCTATGAACACTTTAGACCTCCTTAAAGACGATTTTAAGCTATTCCTACAAGCATTATGGAGTGAACTAGACTTACCAAACCCTACACGTGCTCAATATGCAATTGCTGATTACCTTCAATATGGTCCAAAGCGTTTACAAATCCAAGCATTTCGGGGAGTTGGTAAGAGCTGGATTACTGGTGCTTTTGTTCTTTGGACTTTATTTAATAACCCCGAAAAGAAAATAATGATTATATCTGCTTCTAAAGAACGAGCAGATAACATGTCAATCTTCCTACAAAAATTAATCATTGAAACACCCTGGTTGGTACATTTGCGCCCTAAATCTGATGACTCCCGTTGGAGTCGGATCTCATTTGATGTGGCTTGCTCCCCTCACCAAGCCCCTTCTGTTAAATCAGTGGGCATTACTGGTCAGCTTACCGGTTCTCGTGCTGACTTAATGATTCTTGACGACATTGAGGTTCCTGGCAACTCAATGACGGAATTTATGAGGGAGAAACTTTTACAATTATGTACTGAAGCTGAATCTATCCTTACTCCCAAGAATGATAGTCGTATTATGTTTCTTGGTACACCACAGACAACATTTACTGTCTATCGTAAGCTAGCTGAGAGGGCCTACAAGCCCTTTGTTTGGCCTGCTAGGTATCCTAGGAAGGTTTCTCAATACGAAGGCCTTCTAGCGCCTCAGCTAGTAGAAGATATAGATCAAGGTGCAGAGAAATGGGATGTAACAGATGATAGATTTGATAATGATGACCTGATTGAACGTGAAGCGTCAATGGGTCGTAGCAACTTTATGTTGCAGTTCATGTTAGATACGAGTTTATCCGATGCTGAAAAGTTTCCTCTTAAATGCTCTGACCTTATCGTCACTAGCGTTAATCCCACTACTGCTCCCGAATCCGTCGTTTGGTGCTCCGATCCACAAAACGTTATCAAAGACCTCCCCATTGTTGGATTACCTGGAGACTATTTCTACTCTCCAATGCAGTTACAAGGAACATGGGATCCTTACCAAGAAACAATCTGCTCAGTTGATCCGTCGGGTCGTGGCTCAGATGAAACAGCAGCAGCTTTTATCTCCCAACGTAACGGTTTCCTGTACTTGCACGACATGCGTGCTTACAGAGACGGATACTCCGACAATACATTACTTGATATTTTAAAAGGTTGTAAAAAATATGGCGTTACTAAACTTCTTATTGAAACTAACTTTGGTGATGGTATTGTTAGCGAGCTTTTCAGAAAACATCTTATCCAAACAAGACAAAATATTGATATTGAAGAAGTTAGAGCAAATGTTAGAAAGGAAGATCGAATCATTGACTCCCTTGAACCCATCCTCAACCAACATCGACTCGTTATTGATCGTTCGGTAATTGAATGGGACTTTAAATCTAACCCACAAGCTGCTCCAGAAGAACGTCTTCTTTATATGTTATTCTATCAAATGTCTAGGATGTGTCGTGAAAAAGGTGCAATTAGACATGATGATAGAATTGATGCGTTAGCTCAAGGTGTACAATATTATACAGATGCAATGGGTATCTCTGCCCTAGAAGCAATTAAAGATCGTAAACGTACAGAGTGGAATTCAATGCTAGAAGAGTTCTTTGATGATCCCCAATCCTCTGCTAATCATCTCGTAATGGGTATGAATTTACAACAAAGACAACAAGCTAAAGGTAACTCTAAAAACTCTATTCCTACCTGGGTTTAATTTAACCCCACATGTATAGGGGGGAAGGGAAGGGTGGACCCAACTCCCCGAACGGGGAGGAATTCGAGACATGGGTTCGTTCTACGAACTCACCAAGCTCTCATTCCTCCTTATTTCTCTAATGAAGAGTGAGGAGGATCCAAAGACACAAAGACAAACACTCCCTCTTCTTCATTCTTTATAAACACCTTCTTTAATAAGATGAATCCCGTGAGAACTTATTAAACATCCCACCACAAACATTAATCCCACCACAACTTATACTACTGTATGCATAATGTAGAGTTAGTTCATGTCACTCCTGATGCTGAACAATTGATAGCTTATATGGCTAGAGTATCTAATCCTAATAATCAAGATAATCCTGATTGTATTAAATTAATTAAATATCTTATTAAACATAATCATTGGTCTCCCTTTGAAATGGTTAATATGTGTGTACAGATTGACACTACCAGAAGTGTTGCTAGTCAAATCTTAAGACATAGATCTTTTAGTTTTCAAGAATTCTCTCAAAGATACGCTCAAGTCGTTAACACGCCATCATTACCTAACTTTAGACGTCAAGATACATCCAATAGACAAAATAGTATTGATGATCTTAATGAATTTACTCAACAAGAGTTCCAAATACGTACGCAAGACCTATTTGATCAATCCTTAGCCCTATATAACGAAATGTTAGCCGCTGGTGTCGCTAAAGAATGTGCAAGAGATGTTCTTCCCCTCTCAACACCTACTAAACTTTATATGAACGGTACTCTCCGCTCTTGGTTGCATTATACTGCACTAAGATGCGCTAACGGGACTCAATATGAACATCAATTGATTGCAACTGGCGTTAAACACTTACTTATACAACAGTTTCCCCTTGTTTCAGAGGCAATGTGGCCGAGCGAGCACGACCCGAGTGAGTGAAACGAACGAGGGCTTGGAGTGCGAGCTATAACCTCGTAAAAAATAACATAAATTTGTGAAGCCTATCTTATATAAGTAATGCTAATAAAAACCCCCATAGGGGGTCAGAATATCTTATCATTCCCCGCTCGCTTCGCTCGCTTCCTCTGCGCATGATCATCATTGTTATCACGCGGGAGCGAGCGCGTAGCGCGAGCGGATTAAATACTTACGATACGAATACGTATCAATATTATTTATTAATAATGATAATGATTCTCAAAACATCTGTTTGGGCTTCACTTAGTGGCACGGATACGTAACGTATACGTAACGGTTACGTGTTAACGCCAGTAAGCAGACTGTCTACTACCCATTGACTTATGG